GCTGGTTTGTAAGCATAGGAGTGGAAACTCCGACTTTCCTTTCTGGCATATAAATGATATGCCCGCACGGGTCCCGCGATAGACCAAGGGCCACGCTGTGCAGTGGTGGACGCCCCGTCCCTAAGGGTTGATCCCTAACACCTGAGAAATCACCATGGCTACAACTATAGTAAACAAAACACAAAGCTTCCTTGGTCTCGTTCGCGAGCCCATTGTATCCACCATGTCATATCGGTTTTGGGGTGCGTTGTTGGAGGTTTTTGTGTGGACTGCGGCAATTGCCGTTGTTGGTGGTGTGTTACTTGGGTGTGTGCTCCTGACCTGTTGGATTGCGCGTTGCTTCAACAACCGCAAGAAGGAGGTCTACACCAAACGTCTTCTGGAGGAATTTGATATTAAGGAGGGGTGCTTGGAGGAGGAGATCGAGAATAACAGGCGCCTCAATGGTTTGGCCATTGGAGGGCCTGTGGTTGGAGAGGTAGTGGTGAGGCTTGGACGTTGGTCCAAGCAATCACGTCGCGGTATGGCTTTCGAGGTTGCAGCAAAAGCTTACTTCCAATTCGGACATAGGTCTGAGTCGGAAGCTAATGAGCTTATTACCCGAAAATTTATGCGTGACGCTCTCGCGGACTACAAAGATCTGAGGGCCAAAGATGCTAGTGCCATCATAGACATGGCGCTCCCCCTCAGTTTCTTACCTTCTCAACAGCGAATCTTGATGAACGGACTCAAGAAAACTACCGCTTGGCGCAGTAGACAAGATGATCGCAAGAATCCTTGGTGGTGGCCTGCTTGGTTGAATACCAACAGGTTCACTCCCGAGGCGTGAGGAGGCCCCGTCGCGGTACACGGTGTGAGTTGTAAACCTAGTTTAGCCCCAGCTCACCCACGTCTTAGTGTACGTAAACGATGGGGTAGTCCGAAAGTCCGTAGATTAATTGGTATCAGTGGGGTTTCTCCCCCCATGCAAATTACGGGCTTTAACAATGATATTGATACCTTGGAGAGGGCGGTGAAGGAACGTGTCTTTTATGTCAAGAAGGATGGCGCGTTCGTGGCACCCCCTAAGCCCAAACCTGGGCATTTCGCTGCCACACTCAGCGATGTGAAGCGACGTTTGAGTGCATTACTCCCTAAGAGCGCCCCGTTGAGCAGGCGTCAATTCGTTGACACCTTCCGGGGCCCCAAGAGGGTAATGTATGAGAATGCTTTTAGTGATCTCTTAAGGATGGATTTCACTCCGAAGGATGCTCAAGTGAAGGTTTTTGTCAAGTATGAGAAGACCGACTTCACCAGAAAGACAGATCCAGTGCCTAGGGTGATTAGTCCCCGTAGCTCTAGGTACAACATCGAATTGGGCCGTTTTTTGCGCCCAATCGAGGAGAAAATTTTTCGTTCTTTGGCCAATCTTTTTGGCCACCACACTGTCTTTAAAGGAATGAATGCCGCTGAAAGCGGCCGGAAAATGTATGAAAAGTGGTGTATGTTTAAGAAGCCTGTCGCCGTGGGGTTGGATGCTAGTCGGTTTGATCAACATGTTTCCGTTGAGGCTCTTAAGTGGGAAGGTTCCATTTATGATGCTTGCTTTCCCAGTGAGAGACATCGGAGGCGGTTGGCTCATCTATTGCGTATGCAATGGAAGAATAGCTGCTCTGGCTACACGGAGGATGGTCGGTTGCGATATCAAACCGAGGGATGCAGGATGAGTGGAGATATGAATACTTCACTCGGCAATTGCAT